GGTGCGGCCCTTTTCGCCTTTTTCACCAAAACCCTTCTCGCCTTTCTGTCCAAAAGCTCCCTGGTCACCTTTGGGACCCTGGGCACCTTTGTTTCCATTACGGCCCTTTTCACCTTTCTCGCCAAGGCCTTTTTCACCTTTCTGACCAAAGTCACCCTGGTCGCCCTTAGGGCCCTGAGCTCCTTTATTTCCAGTACGGCCTTTTTCTCCTTTCTCTCCGAAGCCTTTTTCTCCTTTTTGGCCAAATTCTCCTTGAGCTCCCTTAGGTCCTTGGTCGCCTTTTGGTCCTGGAGAGCCGTCTCGTCCTTTGTCACCCTTGGTTCCAAGTTCACCTTTGTCTCCCTTATCGCCATTGGTTCCAGCAGTACCTTTTGGTCCTTGGTCACCCTTGGGACCAGGAGAACCATCACGACCCTTATCACCTTTTTCGCCTAGGCCTTTTTCTCCTTTGTCTCCGGCAGGACCTTGAGCTCCTTTGGGACCTTGGGCACCCTTGTTTCCGTCGCGACCCTTGTCACCCTTCTCTCCAAGGCCCTTCTCTCCTTTGTCACCATTGGTTCCAGCGGTGCCTTTAGGGCCCTGCTCTCCCTTAGGACCAGCGGCACCTTCACGGCCCTTTTCGCCTTTTTCACCGGCACCTTTTTCTCCCTTGTCACCATTGGTTCCAGCTTGACCTTTCGGGCCTTGGTCTCCTTTTGGACCTTGAGCGCCTTTGGTTCCGGCACCAGTATTTCCTTTGTCTCCTTTGGTACCTCCCTCGCCACTAGAGCCAGCAGTTCCCTTTTGGCCTTTGTCTCCTTCGGGACCCTGATTTCCTTGAGAGCCCTTGGCTCCGGCATTTCCTTTGTCCCCCTTGGCAGATGCTCCACCAGGAGTTCCTTTTGCTCCCTTGGTTCCTTTTGAACCAGGGAGCTGTTGAACTCCATTGTTAGTAATCTCTACAACGAGGGGTCCAGGTAGGGTAATATCAACTTCTCCAGCCATGTTAGTTTGCAGCAATATCTTGAGTTACAGTGAATTGACCATACAAGTATGTAGTCACGGTATCTGGGTTAGGGGTTAGGTTTGTAGCTTGAATTTCGTAAACATAGGTTCCTGCATTTACGAGCATATTCGCAGCACTAATGGTGACGGTAAGAACGCCAAGATTTGTTCCAGTAACAGTGATGTTTGAACTAGAAATAACAAGCGGGCCATTGTCGTATTCTCGCACCTCCATTTTCCAAGTGTAAACACTCAAGTCAACAGCGGTACCATTCACATCAGAAATGGTAGCAGTAAGAACAAATGTGTCTCCGCGCCAGCATACAACATCAACCCGAGTGGCGATGCTTACGACTGCAGTAGGAGTTACGGTACAACAAGACATATTGCAAATTTATCGATTAGTTAGAGCATCCATTAGGCTGGGCTGAAACGACGGAGCTTCTCCTTTGCGCTGCGAAATCAACTTAGACTGAGCTTCAGCTTGCTTATTGATTCGAGCATCTTTACGGTTTTCCTTCATCATGTCAGTAGTCTCTTGAACTTGACCACGTACAACCTGAGAGCCCACAACAGCTTCGTTTTTGAGTCGTTGTAAGTCCATATCGTATGTATGCTGAAGTGCCATAAGGTCGGCCTTCGCTTCAGTCTCAAGCTGGAGCTTTTGACTTTCAAGCGCTGCCTTTACTTGGACGGCTTGAATTTCGGCTTCAGAAGCTACCTGTGCGGCCTGCGCATTGGACTCAGCTTGGAGCTGAGCCTGCTGCGCTGCCTCCTCCATACGTGCCTTCATGCGCTTCTTACGACGTACAACAAGCAAACGCTCTGCCTGCTCTGGGTCTCTTAGCTGTCGGATAGCGATTGCATCTTCAAGGTCAATCTCCTTCTGAGAAAGGGCCATATTGATGTTCTGCTCAAGGTAAATCTTGGCACGCTCATCCATTTCGCCCATTACTATGACACCGAAGTTATACATGGACAGATTATCAAACGAGGTAAGGACAGCCATGTTGGTTTCACCAATGGCATTCGTGTACACCTTGTAGATTATGCTCTTTGGAGGAATAACCTGTAGGCATCGTACGATGTCGTCACATACCTTCTTGTAGAGGACCTGAGCAGCATGCGTGATGTCGTACGTGGCGTTGTTAGAGGCTGCGATAGCTTGTTCACGGACACCAACAAGAGCATCTGCCTTAGGAGTGCTAGCGTCAACTACTTCGTTGATTCCCGTAGCGTCACGAATCATGCGCAGGTAGTGGTTGTAAAGACCAACCAGCTGCTCAATGTTACGGATAGAGTTTCCGATTTCGCGCACAGGCGGGTTTTGGAACCCGCCCTCTGGATTCTTTGAACGGTAGTAGAATACACCAGTCTGCTCGTAGATGTCTTGAATCTCCAGAGGCTGAAGCTCTCCACCACGTCCTAGCTGTACGTTCTCAAGCCCTTCGATGTCGATAATCAATCCATCAGGCTTAGCCTTAGCAATTGACTGCTGAATCTTAAGGTGCGTGATTTGCAGCATGTCGCCAAATCCAATGATGCTTGACACCATTGATTTTGGAATCATACCGCGTAGGTTGGTAGCCACGCAAGAGTAAGAAAGGCGAGCGCGAGCAATATCATGTACGTTCTTCGGAATGTTCTTCTGAACTCCGTAGTTGAACATCATCTCTGTGCCAATAACGAATATGCCTCCGTAGACGGTGGCATTCTTCATGTATACGGCCTCGCGGTCAAATACGGACTGCTGAGGTGCATTGTAGCTATGACCTTTGTAGTAGAAGCCAATGTTTCCAAACTTGGACTCTTTCTTCTCAAAGATGATGTCATCAACAGACATGAACTCGAAATCCATGATTTGAACCTTGTACTCGTCGTATCCGTATCGGTAGCGGTTACTAATGGTTTCGTAGTTGTATCCTTGAGTAGCGTAACGCAACGGGTCATTGCCGTAACGATTCATAACCGTTTGGGCAATTTGCTGGTACTGCTCTTCGGTGAATTGGTTTCCAGCAAGACGCTTGAGCTCCATGATGGTTACCGTGCGGAAGTGACCAGCATAGGTCAAATCCGTCATATTGGGGTCATCCGTGTAGTTGTGGATGAAATATGCAGGGTCTACATATTGCTCACGGATTCCGTAGTTCGGGTCGTTGGTACGCTTAGTTACAGCAATGCCACAAGTAACCAAGTCCTCAACGCAACGACGGTAGATGGCATCATCAAAGTCATTCCACGTGAGGGTCATCTCAGTAGCTAGCTGTGCAGCGATTTCAGCGTCAGTCTTGATATTCGTATCCAAGAAGATTTCAGTCTCTTCAGGAGTATCAGGAAGTGAATCTGGGTCTACACGAACTGGAAGTCCAAGAGCCTTGGCCTCTTCAAGCATTGGCTTGTTTTCAATGTGAAGAATGGCAGCATTTTTCTTTTTGTCTTTCTCCGAACGAGAAAGCGGGTCAATTGCTTGAATCTGAGGGTATGGCTTACGCGACAGAATCTTATTTACCACAATGCGAACGAACTTCGGGATGATTGGAACCGGAGTGTAGTCCAGCGTAAGCATCGTTCCGTCTCCGTTGTTTGCGTCCAGGGAGCTTAGAATCTGTCGGTAGATTGACGTATCCTGAGTTCCTTGTGCGTAGTCGCGGTTGTTCTGCATTTCATTGAACCGACGACCGTATAGTGAGTTGTTGTAATCAACACCAATCCACTGTGCATACATGGCCTTTGCATACTGAAGGCCATAGGATTGCGACATTTTTTCTTCCGTACTCGCTAGCGGGTCGGGAAAGGTAGATTGGCCTTTTGCTGTATAATCTCTTTGCATATCCACTACGGGCTAATATGCAAATATACTTATTTGATTCACCGCAAGATGACCCGACCAGGGCGAAAGAACTTTTTGATATTGAAATCAGTTTTTTCTTTCTTGACTGTAGCGCCCTGTGCTGCCAACAATGCTAACCCACTGGAAATAGACAAGTCAAACGCAGTTCGGTCATCAATCTTGAAGTTAATCCAGTCCTCAAGAGTTCTTTCAAAATACATCTTTCCAAACTCCATGGTCTCCTCGTTTCTCCCAACGTGGTTGTGGATGTATGCCTCAATGGCCTGAGCGTGCGCCTGGATGATATCCTGAGAGTTTGAAGGGATGCCTTTTGTCTTTGTTGTTCCTCCGTATCCAGAACCAAGATGAGCAGGTCGGTTCATCAAGTAGTTGTCGTATCCTCGCTGCTCAAAGTATCTGGCAATACCGTATTTGTTGTTCTCGATTAGAATGCTGTATCCGTAGAACTTTGCCGCCATCAGCACGTCCTCGTAAAATATCTTGGCAAGCGGTGGACGAGATGCATACTCGGCCACAAACATATTTGCTGGATACTGAAGATTGAACTTGTTGTACAGATGGCACGCGCCTTTTGAAGCGCGGCCATCTATCGTAGCGTCGATGTCATAGGAGTCGACTCCTCCAACTCCTAGCCATTCGTTCTGAGGCCCCGGTTTGTTTCTGAGTTCAAATGGGGGCATCCAAGTGACCCTCCATCTTCCATTAGCGTCAGGCTTGAAATACACCTCAGTATCTTGCTTACCGTCCTTCCAGACGAAGTTTCCTACGAGGACAGGATTTGGGTACAGTTCTTGATTGTATTGCACCTGCTCGTAAATCTTCTGCACGTTAAACACCGAGGACTTTGCGCTATCTCGGAATGCTTCAGACTCAGTGAACGGGAACTGGCGAATGACTTCGTTTAGTTCGTAGCTGTCGTCTACAAGAGCCTTTCTCTCGTTCTTTAGGAACGTTCTGGCTCCGATGGTAACCATGTTGCCGTCAATGCCCTCTACGGGCTTCTCTGGGTCATCTACGATTGGATTCCCGTAGACATCAAAGAATCCCTCTAGTGCCTCGTACGCGGGGATGAACAGCTTGTATAGGCCGCTCTTGGTTCTTCCGTTTTCGTTTCTTACGTTCGGGTCGCTATTGGCCACCAGGTCTCTGAACTGTCGGCCCCCTTTGTCTAGGGGGTTTACGGTGCTACCGACAATAGCCTTTCCAACGATGTTCCTACCAACTAGTAGACACGTGCGGTGAATGCGCCACGACTCCCTGATATCGCTTGGCTTTTCCCACTTTCCAGCCTCATCCATGTAGAGCATGTGAAGCTTCTCACCGTCATAAGCGTTATTTGTGGTATTCTTCCAGTTGATAACGGTATTCAATGCATCTCCACGGGTAGCCGTCTTCACCTTCTTGGTAATCCTCTTTGATGGCTCTCGGAACGCAAGCTCAACCCTTGGGTTCGTAGTACCGTCCTGGATTGGCTTGAAGAAGAACGGAAGCGACTTGTATATTGGAAGAACCTTCTTCATGAAGATGTTCTCTTGCGCGTCACCACCAGTCTTTGACATTATCCCCAACAGCTTCTCCTTCACCTGCGAGCCTCGGTTTACCAGCACAGATGAAGACATCTGGGTGTATCCCGAACGACGACACTTTACGTACACCTGCCCTAGACATCTTGGGTCTAAGTTGCACGCTTCCATGTGTATGAAAAGAGAACGCTGGAAGTTCAGGTACCCAGGATATCCAATGTCAATCTTTGACCACTGCAGAAAGAAATAGTGGTCTCCAGTTATGTATGTTGGAACACCATTGTTGTAGAACCAAACACCGTTTCTACGGCGCTCAAACTCCCTGGTGATGTACTGAGTATACCTCTTTCTGAAGTCCTCAGGCATAGCCATCCATTCATCCATGCCCTTAATTCGCTGAAGCTCATCGGGCATCTCCTGACGCACCCAATACTGCTCAGCCTTCGGCTTATCATGGAACAGAATCTTTCTCTTCTCTGGTTTTGCTGGGAGCTGAATAGGCAAATCACCAATCACCTCGACTTCACCTAAGGTTCCATCGTGGCAAATGCTGACTATAAGTCCTTCATAGTCATCGTGATTTACTAAGCCTGCCATCAGTCTTTTTTCTTACTATAATCAATATCGTCCCAGTAGACGAATACCCATTCACTATTTTGAGAATTGCTCTGCGAATCCTCCTGAGTAGTCTCGCTCTTCTGAGATTTCTCCACTGTCTTCCAACTGCTTTACGAGAAGCTGTAGCTTCTCACGTTCAACAATAAGCTCTTTTGCGTCAACAGCAGTTTGCTTGATTGACTGCAGTTCAGCCTTTCTCTGTGAGCCAGACAGCTCTTGGTCTACAGGCTTCTGAATCTCCTGAATCATGTTCTCAATGGCAATCTCCATTGCAGCCATGAGCCTAGTCGCAGTTCCTACGTTATCGAAGCTATTCTTGGACTTGCGCATAGATGTGCGTTAATAGAACGCGGTATAGGCGCTCTCCGTTAATCTCCATCTCGTAGTCCGCATTCTTTTGAATGAACACTTTGTCTCCAGGGTTTAGGCCAAGCTCCTCAAGCTTGGTCGATGGGTACTTGATGTATCCATACTGGTTGTATGTCTTCTTAGTCTGAACTAGTTCGAGGACTTCGCTTTGAAGCTCGTCCTCTTGAGGCGCGGGGGTCAGGAATATCCAGTCCCCGAGCAGCCGCACTTCTCCGGTCTCCTTGCTTTTGTACGCATAGGCCTGGCAGCTAAATGGGTCATAGCCTCCATCCCACGTGACGTAGTATAGATTATCGTTACCGTAGACGAACTGACCTTTGCGGTCCGTTTCTACGTTTAGCTGTCGGTTGCCGTAAACCATGTGGTTTCCTCCAAGGATTACATGGTGATGGAAGTAGAGTGTATCGCCAACAGATACTCCTGTATTGTATCGCTCTGGAACACCAATTACCTCTCCTTCGAATGCGCGGTGCGCAAACTCGTTGAACCTAGTATCTAGGTACATTTCTTGCCCAGCAAGGTCGATAGTATCGTTTACTGGCTTATCTACTTTGACAATGAAGTATCGTATCGGTTTCATTAGAAGTCGCAATCGTGTTCAATTAAACAGGGCATGTCATCAATCGTTTTCCAGAGCATGATGCCCTTATCTGGGTTGTAGATGTAGACAAGATATCGGCGGATTCCGTGCTTTGACAGGGCTCGCTCGTCCTGAATAATTGAGTCGATTACGGCATCGCCTGTCTTTTGCCCGACGAAGTAGGCCATGGCATCCTTGGGGTTTTGCCCCACGATGATTTTTCGGATAAGTTCCATTTGAATTGCATTATTTTTTCAACCAGTATTCAATTGAGTTGGTTGGCTCATCGTCGTCATCATCGTCCTGCTCTGCCGCAAAGCTATGCGCCATTACATTGAACATGATATTCAACTCTTCGCCACCGTCCACGCTGTATCCAGCGAGGAATTCGTAGCTCTCGGGCCCGTCATTCTGGCCCTCGTCGCACGATAGACCAAAGCAATAAGTGGCCATGAATTCAGGACCAGCATTATTGTCTTTGATAATGTCGGCAATCTCTTCCATCTTCTCTCTTACGAGGATGAAAACTTCGATTCGCTTTTCTCTGGTCATAGGGCGTTATACTACGTCCCCTAATTTAGTGATGGTGAATGAAGTTTGAAGGCCGACTGTTGCA